ATCCAGCGCGACTTCCCGAACAATTTCTGCGAGCCTGCGTCCAGCGTCATCATTATCGGGCCAGATAAGAAGCTCTTTACCGCGCAACGGCGTGAAGTCAAACTTCTCTGCGTTCTTTCTTGTTAACGCCCCTGCGCCGCCCAGAGTACATGTAGCTGGTATGCCAGCATCAATCAAGGCCTGAGCGCACTTTTCGCCTTCCACCCATACCACCCGCTGCTCATTCAAAATGTTCGGGATATTATATAGCGGGCGAACATCAGGCGCTTTCGGATAGGCAACCCCTGGAATCCACGGGCGAAACTCTTTCTTGCCATCAATGTCGTAGCGGCGCACTGTAACTAATACTTCGCCGTCACGACTAATATAATCCCATTGCCCATTATGCTGTGTGTTCGCATCAATACGAACCTTTTCCTGAGCTGGAGGGCTAGGAGGTGTTGGCAAGTTGTTCAGGTTTAGCCCGCCATTAGGCATTTTCCAAGACGGCTCTCTTACAGGCCTGCGTGTATCTTCTGATATATATGACCCGAACATTTCTTTAATTTCTGGCAGCCTCATTCCGCGAGCTTCCATTAGAATCTTTACGATTCCCCCGATGCCATCACCGCCATTAAAGTCCTGACCACGCATAAAGTGTGGACTGCTAGGGTTTATATCAATCTTTAGGCTTTCGCCAGACTCTCCTCCAAGTGACCCGATAAAGAAATCATGCCCCCGAATTTTGCCGTTTGGGTATGTCTCTCTGAGAATATCTATTTGTACAGAGCGAGGAACCTCGTCACTTATTTTCTGCACTAATTCGTGCGCGGTACTAGATTTAGTATTGTCAAAACGTATAACACTCATTATATTGTATCCTGAAGTCTGATTGTTTCCTTTTTCTGATTTCGTTCTCACTTAAAGGGGCCGCTTTCGAGCGGCCTCTTTTTCTATGACCAACAAGTTTGACGAAACTCACAAAATTTGCAAGCAAAATAATCTGAGTTAGCAGCCACTCTAGGCAATACCTCGTTTGCTTTTGTTGCCTTTAGTATATCCACGCCCTTGTCGCTAACGCGTTGAGCAAGACCTCTGTCAAATGGAACAAGCTCGTAATATATTTCGCTAGTATCTTTATTGAGCACTGTAAACAGCGCTGGGTTCTCATTTAAATCCATGTAGGCTTGGTATAAGGCTATCTGTGCGGCGTAAACAGGGTTCGCCTCCGCCACACCTTTACGAACAAATTCAGAAAACTTTTTGCTGTTAGCTGACTTGCATTCCCATAGCATTGGGTATCCCATAGCCACTGGGCCCGAACATAATACCCCATCTATATGACCTTTTATTTGGTCATCAGCTACGGAAAACCCGAACTGCTTGCCGTCAGAGTCGTGCGTCTTTAATTCAAAACCAGCATCTCTAATATACTTAGCCATCAGGTCTTCTATAAAATGCCCCATGTCAAATATACGCAGAGTACGAGCGGGGAACATTTTGTCTTCGTCAGGTTTTATTTGCATGTACCTATATTGGACTTGACGAGCGCAAGCATTACCCAACGAGGAGCCGCCAAGATATGTTCGCTTCGGCTGCTCGTCATTCTGCTGGCACATTGCTTTGTCTATTTCGTAGGATATAAGCTCTATTGCGTCAGAATGGAATTTCGTCATCAAAGAAGGGTTCGTTAGCATTGGTGACACTCTGTTCAAATTCAAGAGCGCCTTGTTCTGTATAGTCATCTGTCAAATCCCTCGCTTTTTGTATAACGGCTATAAGCCCTAACACTTCATGCTCTTGTAAGTCGCACAATCTTCTGTGCCACCCTATCGTACCGAAACAATCAACCACATCTTTTAGTGCACTATTATCTCGTCTGGTATTATTATGTTGCATAAATTTTTGCCCTCCGTCCCAGGTTCTTTTTTAGGATTGGCAAATGAAACCTGAAACAATTCATCTTCTCTTAAAATTAAGTTAGCTACCCCTGTGGTAAATTCTGCCATATGTTCTTCTGTTGCCCTTTCAATAAACCCAGCCATTTCATCTAATACATCATCATCATCAGCCGCATCGCTGACAGTTAAAAATCCGTTTATTTTCTTCATAGTCTTGTCAGCAAAAAATAACACTAAGTCAATTTCAACTCTCACGACACCGCTCCAAAGAACTAATGCCCACCGCCTTGTTGCTTTCTGTTTTGTTTATATGTCTGCCAGATAAATTCTCAGTAATCTCTGCGTCTTGGAACGCGCCATCAGGTATCATCGCGTCCCATTCGTCCATTTTGCGCCTAGAATCTTCTCGTAGTCTCTTCTGTCCAGGCCCTTCTTTAAACATCTTTTTTTCTCCTAACCAAATCATCCAATGTGATTAAAAACCCACTGGCAGCATTGCTGTCGCCGCCATTTATAACTTTACCATCCTGATAAGCTACGTTGCATAGCCCTACAAGTCTATCCTTATCTATTATTATAACCGCCCCAGTAAGCAACACAAAAGCCCAAAAATCAGCCTGTGTTGTTGTTATGCCGGAGTTTCTGCCTCGACAGGCATATTCAACAAACACTCTGCCTGTAGTATGGGCTATCATGTCATGCTTTACTTCTATCTTTTTGTTCTGTAAAAGGGCTCCTAAAAATTGTTCGGCTATTTGCCCGACAAGAAGGTCGTGGCTAAAATCGTTATTATAATCCATATTGTAATCTACTTTTTTTAATAAAAAAGGGCGGGTTTATATAAGCCCGCCCCAATGCTTAAACATTATTTGTTTAAGCGATATTCATGTAAACGCTTGCGCTTGTTGTACTCCTTACCCAGAGCGTAACCAGCTTTACGAATAACCGACATTTCTGTGTAAATGGTTTTTTCTGTTTTCTTTAACTTTTTAGCCAGAGACAGCACAGAAAACTTTCCCCTTTTTAAAAGGTTAAAAGTACCCATAGCATTGTTAGGAATTTTATTTGATGCTTCGCTATTTTCTAGAAATGACTCTAGCTCATCTAGCTTTTCACGAATCTCATTAATAAGTTTATTTGCATTACGCATTTTATTGCCCTTTCTTTCGTTAATAAGGTGGGTGGCTTTACGGCACTGGTGCCACCCAAACCAGCTAACGACCAACTAAGGATGCCGTTAGTACGCCTCTAGCTTTTTACTTCTGTGCCCAAGCTGGCGCAACGCTCGCCTGAGCTTGCTGGGCTGGCATTTGTGCGTTCATAGCCTGTTGCACCTGTGGCGGCATAGGAGACAATGGTGAGGCCGCTGGCGCGGCTCCAGAGCCATTTGAAGCAATAAAGTCCCCACTGTCTGGTGACAAGAAAGTTTTAATGCGGTTCTTGTCTGCATATTGTGGGTCATTGCTCTTTTCAATGCCAATTACAAAACACACTTCCAAGCCCTGTAATTCCTCAACGCCATTGATTTGACGCTTGGCCTGAGCTTCTGGTGACATGTCCGTTGCGGTAAGATTGTGACCGCTATTAATAATCTTACGGATTGTGTCTAAGCCAATTAACCGTGCCTTTGACACGCCGCTAGTTTCATCAATAGCATCGCCATGAACAAAGATGTTCTGCCATACTTTACGCTTGTCAAACTGACCGCCTACGATGGTCATTTCGATTGGCATCCACACGGCGCTAGTATGTGCAGACTTTTTAAAGAACATAGCGCTCTGTGAAAACTCTGGCATCATTTGGTCGCCGCCTTGGAACATCAATACGCCGCGAACTACTGTGCCATCTGGGATAAGCTGTAATGGTTCGTTGCTTCCGCTTGATACGGGTACTTCATTTAGATTAAGCATTGGTTTCGTCCTCTACTTTAATTTCATTTGGGTTTACAAAATTCATCTGACGTTCAACCTGTGGTTTTCCGCCTGACATTTTTTCCAGAAGTTTACCTAAGTGTGGCTCTTCTAAAAGGTCTAGCCTACCAGACCTGTCCTTGGCGGGATAACCCCACTGGTTCAAAGTCTGACAAACAAAAGCGCGATATGGCGCTCCGCTATCATCTGGCATTAAGGCCATAGTGATAACTTCGTCAACAATTCCAGGCAATTCACGACCCGTCTTAGAACCCTCAATCTGAAGTTCGTAAGTCTGCCGCCCGTAATCGTCAACTCTCTCGTCAAGAATGCCAACAAAGATAACATTCTTGTCACGAATATGTTGAAGGTGAGATAGCCAGCCCATCATCTCTCTGCCTTGCATACCATATGCAGAGCGAGTGTCTAGCTTGCCAGTTCGCTCTGATTTACACTCTGGCTGGTTTTGACAATGCGTAAAGCATAAGCGACCAGCTACTGTAATCGAGTCTACAAAGATAGTATCGTACTTCGCTAGCGTATCTGTTGGGTCGCCATATGTCTGACATACATACTCATAGTGTGCCTGACTATATGTAGCCTCTTCGCCCAAGGATGGGTTCGGACCGCCTAAGAATACTGCGAAGTCGCGGCACTCTTGCCATGTGCGCGGACGGATAACATCAATGGCTACACCTTCGATAGCCGCATCCCCCGCTTCCAAGTCCATAAACAATGTCTTGGATGGGTCTAGGGTACGAGCAAGAGAAGTCTTGCCCACCCCTGATTGACCACAAATAACCATCTTGTGGCCCTTCTTTTCTTTGAGCCTTTGCTCTGCTGTAATGATATTAAGCATCATCATCCCTCTCTAAATCCACACTTACACCTTGCAGGAATACAGTGCGAGCCTCGCTCAGAGCGCCTTTAATGTCTGGCGGAGCCGCGTTATATTTAGCTTCGGGGATAGTGTATTTGATTTGTGCATAGTGACGCGCAGTATCTTCATCCATGCTGTTAAGCACTTTGATGAGCATACCAGGCTCCCATTCTATACGCTTTTTAATATTGACTTTAACCTTGTATCCATTGTCATTAATAGTGGTGCTGCCAAAGTCTTTGCCTTCTTGACGCAGTTTATCTTGAGCCCTTTCAAGATATCTGGATTCGATTTCGCTCTTAATGAGCTTAACCTTTTCTTGTGCTTCCAAAATTGTCGTTTCAAGCTCTCGCTTAAAGATATCAAGTTCAGACAATGATGAGGAAGACACTGATAACATATCAGTCATTTAGACCTCCTTAGTTGGCTTCGTTACAAACAACATAGGAAGTTTATTTCTTATTTGCAAGCATTATTTTTTAGAAATTTTTATATCTATATTATTTACCGCCAGCATAAGCTTCTTTTTTAGGCGGAAAACATCAGTTTCTACGCCCTTTGCATCCTCAACAATATATTCATCTACGCCATCTTTATTAGGTTTGTAGTAAGTATAATCCGCTATATAAGCGCAGATTTTTTGACCATCAATAACTATGTTAAAGCGCACTTGCCTATCTAAGTCGCGTATCTCTTCATTCTCTTGCATTTTCCACAATTGACCGTAGCGTTCTGCCTCCCACTTACTGTCAAACTTCATTCCCATAAACTCAGTTTTCTTTGCACCGAACTTATTGCGTTTCTGATAAAAACCTTTATTATATGTCATATTATGTCCCTTTTTGTTGGAGGATTTTGTGGCATCAGGAAATCATAGAACTGTCGGAATCGACATGAGAACCTATAATAAGCTTAGAAAGCTTTGTGAAGACGAGCACCGTAACATTCGTCAGCAAATTGGTATGCTGGTGTCTGAAGCTTACAAGGAAAAGTACGGTGATTCAATCGGTTCATTAGGAATTGGCTCAGTTGGACAAAAAAATACGGTCTAGGCAATACTGTAAAGACCGCTGCTCCAAATCATCTTTAATAAATTTTGCAGGCGACACGCGCTTTGTCACCTGACCTTTTAAGCACTCTACTGGATTAAACAAAACGCGCTCTGGCTCTACGGCAACAAAAGCTACTATATCGCACTGCTCTTTTGTCAGAGGTTTTTTCTTGCCGCTATGGGATGTGGCGAACTGGTACCCCATATGTGCGGCTTGCTTTCCGCCCCTTCCTTTTAAAATGCTAGATTTAACTTGGACACGCAGAAAAACATCTTGCCAATTAATAATTATATCAACGGTATCTAGGTTGACTATTTGGCAAGAGTAGCCAAGCTTCATTAGGCGCACCATACAAATATGTTCGCCTAGCTTGCCAGCTTCAAAAGGATTTAACATCTTCCCCCCGTTGGAAGTGTGAAATTTATTTCTTGACAATGCTATATAATTATGACCTAAATATTGAAATAGTGCAACTTTTTGGGGAGATGGCGCGTGATGCAAGAAGGTGACGGTACAATGGCGCGGCTCATGTCATATGGGTTGTGCCCAAAATGTGAAACGGAAATGCAATTTAAATCTGACGGTCTTGAAGAGGACTCTATGGTTTGCTCTGTATGCAAGCTGGAGATGTTAACGCCAAGGCACAGTGAGATGGAAATTGTCGTGGAATTGGAGTAGTTATGTATACAGCAATTATTGTTGTATGCGCTGTTGTTGGTAGCGGCTACGGTAATCATTGTTTTGAATTAAAAGACAATTGGGGGCCGTATTCTGAGCTATTGGAATGCAAAGCGCGTACAGTTGAAATGTCAAAACTTAGCGTCAATGTGTTTAGCGACCATAGGTTTCCTTATGAAGCTAAAAGCTGGCGTTGTGATTATAATGCTGACGGAGCGGCCTGACAGGTTTCTCCTTGGCAGCAATCATCTATAATGCAGTCACAATTAACGCACTGCGTATGACCATGAACATACACTGTCTTCAACGGCTCACTACAACGTGGGCAACGGCGGCAGTGTTTTTTCATTGGCGCGGGGCTTGTGGTTGCACTAACTTTCGGAATCATCTGACAATGCTCTCATGCGCGTTACTAAACGCCGTGCGCGATTAGGGACTTGTGTATACCACTTGGAATCTACCATCTCGTCTGCTGCGGAGTTAAACTCTCTTGCGTCTACGCCAGCCTTCATGCCTTTAAATTTTGACAAGCGCGGATAGCCAAGGTTGAACATCATGTTCGCAATAATAAGCTGACACTCTTCTGGCAAATCATTCCAATCTGGATATAGGCGGTGGCAGTCTTCAAGCGTAACGGCAATGTCTAGCTTGAACACATTGTCCACGCGCTCTTGTTCTATAACAGTTCCCACAGGCTTGCCGTACTCAGGGTCATCTTTTTTAATCAAGTGACCTATGCCAAACGTAGGCAAATTTAGGTGGTCTAAATATATCTCGTACTTGCAGCCCTCATCAGAAGCAAGCTCCTGACGTAGCTGGTCTATCGTTGCTGATTTCATATTATGGGTTTCCTAAAAGTCCGGCTGTTGCGCCGCGTATACCGAGGGCCTGTGCCACTGCTGGGTTCTGCGCGGCCTGTTGTCTAACTGATGATTGTTGCGCTGCGGGCGCTGGAGGAACAATCGCTGCCTGCCCAATACCCGTAGAATTGTTCGGAATTTGAGACTGCACCTGGCTGCTTAAATTTTGTATCTGCTCGCCCAGACCAGAGGAATCAGCAACTGCACGCAATTGTTGTTCTGCTTCGCGTGCGCCTTCTTGAGCTGATTGCGTTGCACCTTGAGCTACCAGCATACCCATTGCTTTGGCTATGGATTTGCCAAGCTCTTTTGGCTTCACATCTTCGCCCTTGAGGCGCTTGTAGTCTTTTAATATTTGGTCGTAGTGAGGTGCTGAAGTAAAGAACCTACCCATCAAAGAAAGCTTTGCTAGAACGCCTAAGTTCTCTAACGGGCTGGCGGCTATGTTCGCCGCAACCAAGTCACCGCCGGGGGTTGTTCTGGCATTAAACTCTAATATCTTCGCAAACTGAGCCATATCTTTGCCCATCTTTTCGCCAAAGATAGCTTGCAACTTTCCGCCCTTATCCGCTTCTATCAGTCTATTCGCAAACGCTTTTAGGGTTTTCCCATCAGTGGTAAGCGTGCTACCAAAATCAGCAATAAGTCGCTCCATATAATTACCTTGAATTTTCTTCAACGCTTCTTCGTTGCCTTCAAACGCATTTAATATTTGCTTAATGTCAGATGCAGATGTAGAGCTATTTGCAATCAATTCAGCGGCCTCAATAGGAGCGCTTTCTAAGCTGCCATCAGAAAGTTTTCTGAAAACTCTGTTTTTCATGTTGTCATGCACTGACCTTTGCGCGGCGACAAGAGCTTCTAAAGTATCCTTCATGTCTGCGCCTTCAGGCAAATTGGCTACAAGCCTATCTACATCAGCTTGCTTCATGTTGGAAATAGATGTTTTTTCTATGTCATCAGCAAGCTTTTTTATTCTTCCGGCGTCAGGGCCAAAGAGAACATCAGCCGTTCTGCCTAAGTCTCGTAATGATTTAGCAAACGCCCCAGCCTTAAATGCTGTTGGGTCAAAGTCGTTTGCTTTGGTCAAGCCAGAGCTTGTCAGCGCATCGTTGAGCCACTGACCAGCAATCTTTCTTCTGAATGAATCAGACGCGCTCTTTTTGGCATCGTCTGGCAAGCCATATTCTACAGCGCGCAGGGTTCTCGCTAGTGTTTTAGCGTCATCCTTCTTAATTATCTTATCAAGGGCAACGTCCTTTACGCCAATGCTTTGACCGCTTGCGGCTTTTCTGGCTAAATTTTTAATAACTCCCGCGCTTTCAATATCCTCAAAAATCTTGATACCGTCAGCATACATCTTTCTAGCAGGGTCTATAGCTTTGGATGCGTTCATAAGAACCTTTGCAGCATTGGCTGGAACAGCTTCGCCAAGAGACTCAAGGACTGTTTCCACGCTGTTAGCAGACAGCTTCATATCTATCTTGCTTATTAGGTCAGCTATTTGTCCGCGCTCTTCGTCTCTCACGGACTTAGAAAGAATGTCATTTAAAGTTTTTCTAGCCTTGTAAAGCTGAGTAAAGGACGCCTTATCTTTGCCCAAAGAGTTAATTACATCAATCGCAGCACTAAGATTTGGTTTGGTGCCGCCAGCTAAAGCCGCCGCTTCAAATTGCTGCAAGCCCTCTGCGGCGGGCCTCCCCGCGCTAGCTGGTATTCCGTTGATAGTTTCCCTCAAATTACCAATGTTAAATATTTTTTCTGAGCCAAAAGCGCTATTCAAAGCTTCGTCAATAGGCTTGAACGCCCTTGTCATTTCTTGGTCAAATGCGTTTCTAGCGCCAACAAGAATGTTAAAAACGTCATCTTCTAGGTTCATATTCTTTTCTGCGGCTGCGCCGAGAGTCTCGCCAACGCCGCGAAGATTTTGTAATATAGACCTTTGAAGCTCTTCTTGCTTAGCTAGCAATGTATTCTGTTTAGCAGACAAACCTTCTGTCAGTAAGAAGCCTGCCTCTGCGGACGACACATCATCAAAATCTTTTCTGAACTCAGCCAGTTTGTTTTGCATGACATCGTTGTTTCGTTTTAGGCGAGTTGATGAGCCCAGAACTTTTTCTGCAATACCTTGCTGCCTTGCAAGCAATGATGGTGCGCGTATCGAGGATAAAGTAGGAAAAATCCCTTCTTCTATAGACTCGCCTGCAATCTCTAGCTCTTCTTTGGTGAGGCCCTTGCCTGCGCGTGTGGCGCTAGTGACGCCCCTGCCAAGCAAACCGAATGCGCCAAAGGTTGCGTCAGTCAAAAGGCCAGTAACAAAATCGCTCTTTACGTCTTGGGCAATCTCTTCAGCAGTTTGTGTTTGCACGCCCGCTAATCCCTCAATGCCTTCTTCGATTGCCTGCGTGCTTGCCGCGCCAAAACCCGCGCCTAAAGCTCCGCCAACAAATGTACCAAAGCCAGGAGCTACTGCGGTTCCGAGAGCCGCACCTTTAATGCCGCCATAAACAGCGGCACCAATTTCAGGTGCTATTGCAGCCATGTCAGCAAAGTCATAGCGACTGAATCCGCTTTCATCAACAAGAGTAGGCTGAGTAAGTTCTAGCCCCAGCTTCTTGCCGCCCTCTGGAGTAATTGCAAGGCGGCCTCTATTATCACGGGTATAGTCCGTTTCGGTCATGCCGTACAGTTTTTTAAGCTGTGCTTCTTCATCACCAGGAGTTTCGGCAGCCGACAGCAATGCACGCAATTTTGCGTCCTTGATTCCAGACTCTGTGTCGAATAATTGTTCGGGTTCTGCCTCCCTTAACTGACCACCTCTTTTGGCCTGTCTATCCAAGCTCCGAACTAAAGATTCTATTTCTTTTTTTTCTATGTAATTAGGTTTTTCACCGCGAATCTCAAAAGGCACAAACTTGCCCGGCTGAATTTCTACATCAATTGTAGGCATTTTTACCCCCTGACAAGCCTGCCGTCTTTATATATTAACTTACCATCAAGGCCTTTTGCCTGCTCAAGAGTCCCATATTTTTCCACTAGGCCACCAAATACGTCTTGGTCGCGGTGATTAGCAGAATCGTACAAGTGGTCTAAACCCGCATCAAATTCTTCACGTTTTTGAATAAATGTATCCCTTAACAAATCGAGAGCATTTGATGTTGAGTCGAAATTTTGAAACCATGTAGGCTTTTTCATTATTTCTCTTTCCCAAATATCTACATCTCTGTTGGAAATACCGTTCCCTGTTTCTTGGGTTAAGAAACGCTTAAATCTGCCCATAATCATGTTAAGAGCCTGCGTATATTCTTCTTCGCTTGTGGGTTTTCCAGTGTTCAAGTCAGGAAAAAGTGCTTTTGCAGCAGAATTTAATTTGTCATAAGCAAATTTTGCTGTACCGCCGCCTTCAGCAATATCTCTTGCAGAGCTTTCCATTACATCAATAAGGTCTAAAGCATCATTAATTCCTGCTCTGCCATCAATATATTTTCTCATCATAGGGTCGGCATTAACAAGAACAGCCTGGTCTGGCATTGTCTTGTCATATGCCATTTTTATTTTCCAACCAGTAGCAGGCCCTTGACCAGCAGCAAATGTTAAATCAAAATTCTTTTCGTACTCTCTGGCTTCTTCTGGCTTTGCACGTTCCTCAAAAATTTTTAACTCTGTTTTCAGGCGCTCAAGTTCTCTAGCTTGATAGCTTTTAATATTTTCCAATCTTTCAGCTTCAACTGAGTCCAACTGACTTTTAAGAAGCTCATCAACGACTTTTTGTCGCGCGGCAACTTTTGTTGCTTGAGCCGCCTTGTCTGCCGCGACTTGTTGCAGGCCAAATTTGCCAGCAGCAATTTGTGCGTTTCTGGCTTCTGCTTTTGCTTTCGCAAACGCAGGCATAGCTTTTTCGCCAGCCTCACCGACAGCACCAAGCATGTTGCTTACATTAAAGCCCCTACCAGCCTTGTTCTGCATCAGAGACAGGCCAAGGGCCATCAATGCCTGCGACTTATCTGGCTTACCGCTAATGTCTACTCCAGTAGCTAAAGCGAACTCTTCTTTATAATCATTAATATCTTTCTTAGGCTTTTCACCGCGAGCCTCAGCTACACTGTCCATAGCTTTCTTTAGAATGCCTTCAAACGGGTCTACAGGGGCTTCGGCACCAGGTGCACCATCAGGAGTGGTGGTTGTCTCAGTGGTTGTGCTAGTTGTACCAGCCGCGTCAGTCTGCGCCTGCTGGTTTGACATAGCATCGTCTATAATGCCGCCTGTAATATCGCCTGTAGTGTCGCTTGTAGCGCCAATGCCAGCCGCTTCAACCTGAGCTGCTTGATTGGCGTTAGATGACCCAGACCCACCGTCTGTGGTTGTGCCGTCAGTGGTCACTGGCGAGCCACCCATGCTTGAAGTAAATTTTTTCGCATCAGACTTAGACAAAGCTTTAGATAATGCACCAATTTGTTGGTCTATTGTGTTCTTTGAGCCTCCAGGGGTGGTAAAACTACCAAGACCAAAGCCAGGAGCTTTTTCAGGGTCAGATGAAAAGACAGAAGCGGAAGGGTTTTCTATTATTTGTGTTAAACTTCTGTTTGCTGGGGTATTCGGATTAAATATTCTGTCTTTGTATAAATCATTATACAATACATCAGAAGGTTGCTCGCCCATTTTACCAGCAAAAAATTCTTCTTCCTGTCGAGCGTTCTCTATAGCCAACTGCCTGCGCCTAGCTTCAAGAGCGCTCGTATAAGGAGAGGCGTATGCTGGTTGGTTTCTAGTAAAAAACTCATTTGGCTGAGCTACAGCACCTATACCGCTGCCTTTAATTCCAGAAATAGCCACGATGCGCTCCTTATGCAGATGTCATGCCAGAGCCTTGAAGCGCGGTATACGCCCCAACACCCTGTAGGAATGGGTTCGCCTGTGGCGTTGTTGCGCTTTTAAAGGTACTGGATAAGCTTCCTGAAGGCGTGCCTTTCAGTAGTGAGCTTCCAAGCTCTAACCTCGTGAAGGGCTCCATAATGCCTTGCATTTGGTTTTGCCTTTGTGCGTCTAGCTGTGCTTGGTCTTGCGCCTGACCAACGCGACCTAGCTGAGAAAGCATACCAATGTCAGCACGGCCTAGCTCTGACTGCATCCGCCCTACGTCAGCAATTCCTGACGCTGCCTGCCCAAGTCCACCGAACAATTGTGCGGCTTTTTGAGAAGCGCCTACGGCTTGGTCGAAACCTTTTGAAAGAAACTCGCCAACCTTACCAAGTCTACGGCCTTCTTGCTCTGCCGCTTGAATGCCCTGTCTTGAGCCACCAAATGCGCCAGCCTGAACAGACTGCCCTGCTAATTGGTTCTGCCCCATTGCGGCTTGACGATTAATTTCGTCAATAACAGAGCTTTTGTAAGGGTCCATAAATTGTTGTATGCTTTGAGATGGGTCTAGCATACCCAAGCCTTGCGCTATACCAGAGGTGGCTAGCTGCCCTGCTGTCTGCACATAAGGCTGAAACATACCGAAGCCCTGTAAGGCTTCTTGTTGCGCTCTTTGCTGTAGCGGGTCAAGAGCCGCTACTTGATACTGAGGCAAGTTAAGAGGTGAGTCCAGCAACCCTTGTTGGGTTTGTTTTGTAGGGTCGTTGGGGTCAAACTCGCCAAACGCTGTTTGCAGAACGCGCTTCTCTAGGCCCTCCAGATAAGGAGCAAGTCTTTGTACTTGTTCTACGGTTTGAGTAGCCATTACGCTGTCCTCTCAAGATTATCCATCATATCATACATGCGGCCTATACCTTTACGCAAGTTGCCACCGCCCATGCCTTTTACAGCATCTCGAGTCATAACAAACTCCCCAGCCATTAGCAGGGCGGGGACGTCATCCTTTGTTCCAGACCCCTCTGAAGGGTCTATACCGCCATTACGGCGCGGAAAGTAAGCCTCTCCACCACCTGCGTATTGCAAAGGCATGCCGCCAATTCTACCGCCTGGCCCGCCCTCTCCAAATGCGCGTCTTTCGAACTCACTTTGAGGGGCTTCTTCATCTTCAGAAAGGAGCTGCGCCAAGACACCAGCAGCAACGCCCTCACCTAGCTTAGAATTCATAAACTTAAACAACATACTATCTTCGTTCATGCCCATTTTTTGAAGAAGGCTCGCGG